ATTATGCGCCGTCTAACAGACAGCGATCAGTGGTTCGTACAAACTGATGTTCCAGATGGACTGAAAATGTTCCAACGCTCGCCTATGAAAAAAGGCATGGAAGGTGACTTCGAAACTGGCAACGTGCGCTATAAAGTGCGTGAGCGTTACAGCTTCGGTTACACCGACTGGCGTGGGATCTTCGGATCATCAGGCGCGTAAATTACCTAACTTCTCCTCTCTGTTGGGTTTGATTGAGGCGGTCTTCGGATCGCCTCTTTCTTTTTTAACAAACTTGCTGTAGTCTCCAAATATCCCTGACAGTCGCATTGGGCGACTGACAATAGCCAAGACAGGAGATCAACATGGCTACTTCAACTTTTTCTGGACCAATTAAGGCTGGAACAATCAAAGTCACCACTGGTACAACACTAGGCAGCGATATTGCGAATGTTGGTCAAGTAGTGATGTCTCAAACATTCGCAGCGGATTTATCTGGTGGCGCACTAGCAGCGTCTGTGACAGATGTTGTTATTCCTGCAAACTCACAAATTATTGATTGTGTTATCGACGTTATTACAGCGGCAAGTGGCGCAACTAACTTGAGTGTTGGAGATACTGTAGGCGGTGCAACATCTATTCTTAATACTTACGGTATTGGAACAACTGCTGGTCGCAAATATCCAACAACTGAAGCGGGTGCTGCATTAGCATGGGAAGACACAGGAACAGCAGATATTCGTTTGACTGTTACTAACTCTGCCGCGACAAGTGCGGGTGAAGTTCGTGTTACTATCTTGTATGCTCAGAACAACAATCTTTCATAAGGAGGAAGGCCAATGGCTGATATTTCCTCAGTAAAGAAGCTAAGTGATAGCACCAGAGAGGCAGTCTTCGCTTTCCAGTATCAATACGTTGATACTGGCGACGAAAGTGCTGTTCTCAAGATTGATGTTTCCACACTAGCCCCCAACGCGAATGGCGACCCTTGCACGGCTGTTCGTATAATCGAAGGATGGTGGGTTATTAAAAGCATGACCGTTGAGGTGTTGGCAGATGCTGACACTGACATCATTATGATGCACATTGGCGAAGACGATATTGGATACCATGACTTTAGTAAATTTGGTGGCCTTCCATCTACTTTGTCATATGGAACAAACCCAACTGGTGATGTGAAGTTCACAACTACTGGCGCGGGGGCTGTTGGCGATTCATATCAACTTGTTCTAAGGGTCATCAAAGAATACTAGGAGTTTTTAATGGCAACTTCAGGAACCGTAGCATTTCGACCAAATGTTGAAGAGATTATCACTGAGGCATTTGAGCGTTGCGGTATTGATACCCAAACACAAACTGGCGATAAGGCTGTGTCTGCACGGCGCAGCCTTAACCTACTCTTCGCTGAGTGGGCAAACAGAGGTATTAACTACTGGGCAGTAGAACAGCAAACACTCACACTGGTGAACGGCACAGCGTCTTACACACTGCCAGCAGGAACAATCGACATCATAAGTGCAGTTGTGCGCGACAGCTCTGGCACAGATACTTCTGATCAAATGATTAATCGCGTATCTATTTCTGATTATAACCAACTGCCAAACAAAGATTCTAGCGGCAAGCCAAGCCAGTATATGCTCGACAAGCAATTCACGCCTGTTGCATATTTCTGGCAAGTTCCAGACAAAACAACATATAGTATGGTCTATTGGGCAATCAGACAGCTTGAAGATGTCACGGCATCCAATCAAGACGCAGACATACCATATCGTTGGAATGAATGCATTTGCGCTGGGCTTGCAAGCAAGTTGGCAATGAAATTTGCAGTTGAGAAGTTTACAATGCTAAACGAAATGTACGAAAGAGCATTTAGTTTTGCAGCGGCATCAGACAATGATGGCGTATCTCTGAGGGTTCAGCCCACTGCGCTGAATTTATATTAATGGCAAAATACGCAAGAGGCAAAAAATCCCAAGCGATAAGCGACAGAGGTGGCCTAAAGGTTCCATATACGGACCTTATGACCACTTGGGATGGATTGCGCGTATCTCCAGATGACTGGGAGCCAAAACAACCACAGCTAACACCAGCCAAAAATGTTGTTGATGCCACGGCGCTGTTTAATCCGCGTCCAGATAATGATCCTGAAAATGCAGAGGTATTTATAGGATACAACTTCGACATCTTTACGCCTGTCCAAGATCGCCCTCCAGTGGGCGTACACGGCCTTGGAGTGGTTTCGCATGGGTCTGTGGTGGAAATGGACGTTTCGGTCACTGGCGTGGCTGGTACAGGCGCTGTGGGTACAGTTTATCCAAACCCAGCTATCAATGCAGCGGCTGGTACAGGCGCAATTGGTAATTATGAAGTTATTATATCGACTGATGTAAACGTCACCAGTGTGATCGGCACAGGCGCTCTTGGTGTATTTGCCACAGCTACTACTACTGACGGCGTGGCTGGCACAGGCGCGATTGGAACTGAAGTTCCAGAAGCAGAGCAAGTCACAACAGGGGTCGCTGGCACTGGCAGTATTGGTACATCAATATTTGAGCAAGAAGAAATCATCACAGGCGTTGCTGGAACAGGCGCAATAGGCACAGAAACAGCCGTGTCTGAAATAGATGTTTCTGGCGTTTCTGGTACTGGATCTGTTCATGTTATCGGAACTGGAGCTGGCAGTGACTTCAACATTATTGTTGGCCCAGTCACTGGTCTTGGCGGCGTAGGCACAACAGGCAGCGAAGTGGCAGAAGCTGAAATAAGCGAAACAGGCTTGGCTGGTACAGGTGTGATAGGTGACGGAACTTCTGTAGATGTCGCAGTGGGTTGGGGTAACAATGCTTGGGGTAACGGAACATGGGGTAATGGGCTATGAATTATACGCAGCTAAAAGCTAACATCGAAAACTTTCTGGAAGATGACAGCGCGGAGCTGACTACTTCTATTGATCAAATCATAGCACAGGCTGAAGAGATGATCTTTCAGCGCCTACCAAATTTACCTTGCTTTAGGAAAAACGCATCAGCGGCGCTGGTGCAAGGCACAACAGATTATACTGTGCCATCTGCGCGAATGATTAGACAGGTTTCTGTCATTACTGCGAATGTAACGTCATACCTAAATCACAGAGTAGATTCATATCTGCGTGATTACTGGCCAAACGCCACAACTCAAGGCGTTCCAGAAATGTATAGTACAAAAACAGCGGCGACTGGAGGCACAACTTTTACTGTTGCGCCCACTCCAGACGCCACAACATCAACTTATCAAGTTGATTTTATCGCCCCAGAAACAGGTTTAAGTTCAAGTAACGCGAATACTTGGATTGGAGATAACGCAGAAAATGTGTTATTAGCAGCGTGTCTTTACGAAGCATCAGCCTTTCTTAAAGCTGGAGAAACTTTGGCACTTTATAAGACACAATTTGACGAAGCAGTGCAATTATTTGTACAAGAGATGCAGCGAGACTACGCAGCAGAATATAACGGAGGTTTATAATGGCTATCGCACAAGCAATGTGTACAAGTTTTAAAGAAGACTTGTTTCAAAAAGAACAGGATCTGGATTCAGATACTATCAAGATCGCGCTGTATACTTCATCAGCGTCATTAGGTGCAGCAACAACAGCATATACAACCAGTGGCGAAGTAGCTTCTGGCAATGGATATACAACAGGCGGTGAGACACTTACCAGCCCAGTAATTGGCACAAGTGGCACAACAGCATATGTTGATTTTGCTAATCCAGAGTGGACATCAGCATCATTCACAACGGCTGGCGCTTTGATTTATAACGACACAACGGCAGGCAACAATGCCATTGCGGTTCTAAACTTCGGCGGTGACTTTACGGTTACTTCAGGCACATTCCGCATTGTGTTCCCAGCACCCGGCGCGGCTGGCTTGATCCGCATCGATTAATAAAAAAGGATAGTACAACATGGCTAGTACCTATGAAAATGACCTTCGCCTCGAAGAAATGGCCACAGGGGAGAACTCTGGCTCATGGGGTACGAAGACCAATACAAACCTCGAATTAATCGCAGATGCGTTTAGTTACGGCACAGAAACCATTGCTAACGCAGATACGACTATTACCATTGCTGATGGTGCGGCTGACGCTGCTCGTTCTCTCGCTCTTAAAATAAACTCTAGTGAAGATTTAACAACTACTAGAGTTGTTACTCTGGCTCCAAATACCACCAGCAAAGTTTGGATCATTGAAAACAGTACAAGTGGTGGCCAGACACTTACGATCAGCGCAGGCTCTGGAACCAATATTACTTTGGAAAATGGCAAAACCAAGATCATTGCCACAGATGGCATTGGCGCTGGTTCTAATGTTGTTGAGCTTACGCAAGACATCGCAATTGCTGATTTGTTTATTGATGACGATCTATCACTGCAATCTGATGGCGGCATCTTAAAGATCGGCGCAGATGCCGACTTACAAGTAACTCACTCTGGCTCTGCGGGTACGATTACAAACGCTACAGGTGATCTAACACTAGACGTTGCAG